CCGAATTCCGAAGGATGCTCTTTCCAGCCTGCGGGCACGTCGCTCGCCGAGGCGAAAACGTCTGCTTCACCCTTTGGGCCATAGCGCCAGGAGGGCCAATTCTGCTTTTCCATTTTCGTTCTCCGTCTTGAATTAAAGCAGCAGGGTTCCCGCTGCCGTGGTCAATGCGACCGTGCCGCCCGATGGGGTCTTGAACATGATCGGGATGCGATTGAAGCCTACCGCGATAGGCAGCGCGTTAATCAGCACCGTGCCGTCATCGTCCGTGACCGTCATCGTGCCGGCGATGGTTCCGAGGAACCCGCTCATATGCACGCCGCCGACCTTGAACGAAGTCCCCGCGCCCATCGGCTGCGCCCGGTAATATTCTTTTGTCTGCGCCATGCGAAATTCCTTCCCCGCAGGTTTCTAAGGGCGAAAAGGCCGTCATCACGCGGGAGTGATGACGGCCCCCAAACTTCGCCCGGAGAACGGTGCGTCGCTTGTCTCTTACGCGCCGTTGAACCGGCTCAAGCGATAGCGCTCGCGAATATTGGCGTTGATAGCCACGTCGAAGCGAACGCCATGGGCACCCGTGAAGAAATCCGAGTGCTGCCACATGCGGACAGTCAGCGGAATTCGCGAGAGCTTCCGACGCATGGACGTGTCCGAAGCCGGCAGGATGAGGGGCACCGTGTTGACCACGATGGCCTCTTTTTGCAGGATCAGACGCGGCGCGATTGCCGTGCTCGCTGCGCCGATGAAGGACAGCAGCGCGCCGTCCGCGACAACGGCCGAAACCGTAGCGTGGGCGGTGTTGATGTTGATGTTGTCACCAGCGCCCGAGCCGGGAACGATCATGGCCGGCCAGATGATGATATTGCCAGCACCCGCCGTCATCGTCGCGTCGGCGACAACGGTAAACTGCTGCAACCGGACAGGCTGCACGAGGGCCTGCTTGCGGTTGTCATAGGCATAGACGCCGGGCAGCGTGAAAACTTCACCCTGCTTGATCGTCGCCGCGCCCGTGAGCGTGTCGATTGCGAGCGTCTGCGTGAGGTGGCGACCGTTGACGGTGCCCGCCTTCGCCACGTCCGCGTAATTGACGTTCTGCGCCGCACCGTTAACCGCGCCGGTCGTCTGCGCCCGAGTGCCCGTGGTGAGCACCGGAAGCTGGTTCGTGAACATCGTGCGGATGCCGTTGATCTCGCTATCGAAGCCCTTGCGGAAAACGCCCGCGCCGGTTTCGTTCGGCAGGTTCACGACCTGATCGCCAAGCAACTGCTTGTCGAAATAGTTCATAATGTAGGAAAGCGAGTTGTCGCCGACGCCGTTTTCCTTGAGGCGCGTGTAGCCGGCCACCGCGTCGATATAATCGGACACGTTGTTACCCGGCGTGCCGGTCCAGTCGCCCGAGGCCAGTGTTGCGATTTGCAGGATATAGGCGTCGATTTTCTCGGCCAGGGACGTTGCGGCGCCCATGAGCGCCTTGCTCTCGCGAGCATCGCCGATGGTCTTGATCTTGACGAAATCGCCCCAACCCATGTTGGCGTTGAAGGTGCCCGTCACCTCGAAAAGCTCGGAGCCAAAGACCGTGCCGTCCGTTCCGGCGGAAAGGTCCTTCACGCCGTTTTCGGTGCGCGTGATGTTGTAGCGCGGCGTGATCTGTTCGAGGACCTGCAAGCCGTTGCGGTCGTCCATTTCGCCGTCATATTCGTTCCACGTCACGGCGTCGCCGGTGACAAGGTTATTCTGCAACACCATGGCGAAGGCGTTGAGAACGAGCTTCTGTTGTTCTGCGGTTACAGCACCCATCGGGATAGTCCCTTCCTCAAAAGGCGGATCGGACTATCCCGATGCCGCAAATTAACGCTTAGATTTCTTCTCGTCTTGTTGCCAAGCCTTCTCGAAATCGTCGAGATTGTCCGTTGCCGGATTGATTTGCGTTCGGGAATTTGCCCCTCGCGCGGCATTCTGCGGCGGCTCCCCTGCGCGGGGAATTCGCCGAGGCTTGGTCACTTTGTCGATCTCGGCATTTTTCTCTTCGACATACCGCAACTGCGCCAAGTGACTTAGTTTCGCGACGCGGGTCGCTTCCTTTTTGTCATTGGCGAGGTCCAGCAGAATTTGAGCGCCGTGCTCGGCTTCGTGGCAAGCCTCGAAGGTCGTTTGGGACAAGTCCCAATCGCCTCGCATACCCGCTTCGACAACGATTTCCTGATAGTCGTCATGGAGATCAGAGCCGCGTTCTGCGAGGTCATCGACCTTATCGAGCAAAACCTGCTGCGCTGCTTGCGCGTTCGTGTTTCGCTCGCCTTCCTGCTGACGTTGCAGGACCGCATCGGCTCGTTCGGTCGCCTTTTTCTCGGCGAGCCATTCAAGCTTATCCTCGATATATCGGTCGTCGAGGTGCCCGAGAGGGTATTTTTCCGTGTCCGTGGGATCGGGCGCGGGTGTTCCCTGGTCGCCAGATTTACCGGCAGCGCCGGAATTTGGCAAGCCCCCTTTTTCGAGTGCTTCGAGACGGGCAACGAGGCCGCTGCCTTCCAGCGTGGCGAGGCGCGCTTTTAGCTCGCGAGCTTCCTTTTTCGCCTCGGCGCGTTCGCGCTTGAGCCGCTTAAGGTGGCTCTCGGACGGCTTCTGTTCGTCCTCGTCCTCATCGCCGTTTTCGTCGCCCTGGTCGTCCGCGTTTTCGTCGGCGTCTCCCGCGTCGCCTTCGTCCCCGTCATCGTCGCCAGCACCGTCCGCCTTGGCGGCTGCTGCCGTCTTGGCAGCTTCGCGATTGGCCTTGCCCGTGCGCTCGGCGCGGCGCTGCTGGCGATTTTTCGTCGCCGCCGCGTCGTCCGTGTTGCTCTCTTCCGACGACGCGAGATTGGTATCGCCTACCTCAACGTCGCCCTGCGCGGCGAATTCTGCGAATGCAGCTTCATCGCCGGCCAGTCCATCTTTTCCGCTCATTTCGTGTTCTCCGGTTTGGTTTCGGGCTTGTTGTCCTGTTCCCGCTGGTGATCGAAGGCCCGATCTTCGCTCTCCAAGGAATTGTGCTGATCGAGACTATCCAAAACCTGCTGGAAATCTCGATCCTCGTTTTTACCTTCCACGTCCGACGCACGAGACTGCGCGTCGAGAATGGCCTTGTATGCCTGCGCCCGTGCAAGCTGGACGCCGGCTTGCGCCTTTGCTGCATCGGCCGTCTTTTTGGCGATATCGGCCTGCGCCATGGCTTGCTCGATTTGCTGCTGCATCTGCGCAACCTGATTGTTTTGCGCCTGCATCGCCTTCATTTCCGGCGTCATTTCGTCCTCGGGGATCATGCCCGGAGGAAGCTGCATTTTGAAGCGGCGAGCAAATTCGCCAGCCTTCGGCCAATCCTGCGCGTCGGCGATGAGGTCCATAACGAGGCCGGCGCTCTGCGGGCTCGCGTTCACAAACGCCATCATCTGCTCCGAGGCCAGCGCACGCTTGGTTTCGCTCGCCGGGCCGACCGCGACCGTCACGCCGTATTTGCCCATCGTCACGTCCGAATTCGGGTCCGAAGGATCGTTGAGCACCATCATGATAGATTTGTCGTCGCGGCCGATAATCGTCACCGCGCGCATCGTGTCGTAAATATACCCGATAAGCTCGTTGATATTTTTCGCGCACCGCTGATCGGCAATTTTCATCCGGTCGGTGTAAATATAGGTGCCAACGTCCGAAACCATTTGGCGCTGCTGGATCGCGACCTTGGAAACCTCGTTGGAGGGCATCCCAAGCGCGGCCTCGTGGATATTCGAGATATCCTTGAGGTCCTGCGTTGCCATGCCGGCTTCGTTGACCAACGCGGCGTCGATCCCCGGCGGCGGAATATGGACGGGCGCCTGCTCGCCGTCATTGTAATACAGGAATGGGTCGTCGCTGGACGGCGCGCGGCGCCATTTGACTTCGTGCCCCTTCACCGCGTCCGGCGTCGCCAACCACTTGTTGCGCGGCGCGGCGACAAGCTGTTCGGCCACGGTCGAGCGCCAATAGTTGTGCAAGCGCTGCGGGTCTTTCAGGAATCGGATCAAGCCCCAACGATGGATTTTCTCGCCATCGTTCAATTCCCATCCAGGCACCCGATAAATCGGCAGCGAGGAAATCGGGTAATCATAGGGACCTTCGAGAATTTCATTCCCGCTGCACACATACATGCGCGCCATGCGGTTAGGCACTTCGCGGGTGTAGGGGGACCCGTCCGAGCGCTCTTCGACGAAATTGATATACTCGAATTCCTCCATGTCCGTCACGTCATGGACCGTGCCGTCCTTGTAGAGCGCGAGGACCTTCGTCCCGTCCACGACCATGCGCCAATAGGACACGATCCGAACGCAATCCTCGGACAGCCAGAAGCCGGATTGGTTCCACCGCTTTTCGCCGAGGAATGAAGTTTCCGCAGCCCACGGCCAGCGTTTCTTGAATTCCTGCTGCGGGATATCGTCGCCGACGAAGCCCCATTGGCAATCGGCGCCGGACGGCTCAATCCCGAGCGGGTCCATCACGACCGAATAGGGGTCCGTGACCGCGCCAAGCTCAATTTGCTGCTCGAACACGTCATCGTTCGCGTAATTCACGCCGAGCGTGTAATATCCTTCGCCGCCGACGACCTGATACTTGTTGGCCTCGTCACGCGCAAAATCGGCCTGCGAATTCTTGAAAATCGAACGGATGAGCCCTTCGCGCACCAGCGCGATTTCCTTCGTGCCGGCCTTGTCCGGGAAAACCCGAATTTCCGTCTCGTTCATGAGGCGGTTGCCGATGATCTGCGCGATGAAGGCCACCAGCCGGTTGAATGTCAGGACCGGCTTGCGCGCATCCTTGCGGCGCTGCTCCACCACCGGGTCCCACTGGTTTCCGACCGCGAATTTCGCGTCGTCCTTCCCGGCGAGAATGTTGTGCTCGTTGAAGCCGTAGCCCCATTCATATTTGGTCCGCATGTCCGCAAGGAAATCATCCTTGTTGTCGAACCCCTGCGGGACTTTGGCGCGGCTGCGGGGAATAACCCGATCTTCACGCGCTAGATTATCACGAATTCCTGCCATAGCCCATGCTCCCTAGCTCATCCAACCGTAGCCGCCGCCACCGTCATAATCCGGCAAATCCCATGCGTTGCCGCCCGTGTTGTCGATTAGCTTGGGTCCGCCGTTGCCGCCTATACCGTCTCGGGGATCGCGGCCGGCTCCAAAACCAACGGGCTGCTCGGGCTTTGCCCATGTATCGAAAAACTCGCGGGTTGCAAAGGTCAATACGCAGGCGTCGGAAAGGTCCGACGAGCGAATTTGCCGCGCCTTCATTTCGGTCTTGCTCTCCAAGAGCCAATCGTTATTCGCGCGCCACTTCTGCTTGGGGCCGCTGATATCCGAGGCGAGATCGTCATCGTCGGGGATCGCGCCGCCGTCCGTGAGCCAATCCTTGAAGTCGCCATACATTTCCGCGCGGCGGTTCCACGGCCCGGCACGCTTGGGCGTCGCGAGCTTGTGCCGGCTGGTGCCGCCAAAGTC